TAGAGCTTCGCCTTCGCTAATTCCCGCAGCGCCTTTCGGACAACCTGCGCGTCGTAACGATAGCCAAGCTTCACGCGAAGCTTCTCCATCCGCTCAACGTCCTCAAGCTTCATCGTGAAGATGCGACGGGGGTTTGCCATGATATCGCTGATATCACATGCCTAACGAAACTGCGAACCCGAAAAACCCGCACCTGAAGCCGTTCGCCATCGGCAACCCAGGCCGCCCGAAAGGCTCCCGCAATCGGCTGAGCGAGGCGTTCGTCTCGGCCCTGCATGACGACTTCAAGGAACACGGCGCGAGGGCCATCGAGGAAGTCCGCACGGATGACCCGGCGTCTTATCTGCGCGTGATCGCCTCCATCGTTCCGAAGCAAGTCGAAATCAAAGAGGGCGCATTTGACGGCGTTGATGACGAACAGCTCGCCGCTATCGTCGCTGCCGCCCGCTCAGCTCTTGGTGTTGGCGACGGCGGCAGAGAAGGAGTTGGGGACGCGGAAAGCTCGGAACCGGCTTCGGGATTACCGGCCTTACACTAAGCAGCGTGATTTCCACCGGGCAGGTGCGGAGTTTCGTGAGCGCCTGTTTATGGCGGGCAACCAGCTTGGAAAGACGCTGGCGGGCGCGGCTGAAGTCGCGATGCACATGACGGGCCGCTATCCCGACTGGTGGGATGGCAAGCGGTTCGACCGGCCGACGCACTGGCTGGCGGGTTCGGAATCCGGGGAACTGACGCGCGACGGCGTGCAGCGGCTTCTGCTGGGGCCGCCGGCGGATCAAGGGCGATGGGGAACCGGCTACATTCCGGCGGACTGTCTGGTGGACACGTCGAGCCGCCAGGGCGTGGCCGACGCGGTTGCGAACATCGTCGTCAAGCACGTTTCGGGCGGTCATTCGACCATCAGCCTCAAGAGCTATGACCAAGGCCGCACGAAGTGGCAGGCGAACACGGTCGATGGCGTCTGGTTCGATGAGGAGCCGCCGCTTGACGTTTACTCGGAAGGTCTGACGCGGACCAACACCACGTTCGGCCCTATCATCGTGACGTTCACACCGCTCAAGGGAATGAGCGACGTGGTGTTGCGGTTCCTGAGACCGGAGGCGGATGATTTGGGCGCGGTCGATCGGACAACGGTCTCAATGACCATTGACGACGCCGAACACTACACGCCGGAAGAGCGCGCTAAGATCGTGGCGGCTTATCCGGCGCATGAGCGCGACGCGCGGGCCAAGGGCATCCCGATCATGGGCTCTGGTCGCGTGTTCCCAATCTCGGAAGAAGACATCACCTGCGACCCGTTCCCGATCCCGGAACACTGGCCGCAGATCATTGGCGTGGACTTCGGCTGGGATCACCCGTTCGCGGCGACCCGGCTGGCTTGGGATAAGGACTCCGACGTCGTCTATGTCATCGGGGAGTACGCCCAGCGCGAGGCGACCCCGGTCATTCACGCGGCGTCGATCAAGCCCTGGGGCGAGTGGATACCGATAGCCTGGCCGCACGACGGCTTGCAGCACGAAAAGAGCGCGGGCGAGCCGCTGGCGGAACAATACCGGGCGCAAGGGCTCAAGCTGACAGACGAGCGCGCGACGTTCGAAGACGGATCAAACAGCGTTGAGGCCGGCGTCATGGAGATGCTGGACCGGATGCAGACGCGACGGTGGAAGGTGTTCTCGACGTGCGGCGGCTGGCTCGATGAGTTCCGGCTGTATCACCGCAAGGACGGCCTGATCGTCAAGGACCGCGACGACCGGATTTCATCGTCTCGATACGCCTACATGATGCGGCGTCTCGCCAAGGTGAAACCCAAGCCCCGCGCCGCAACTCAGGGCGGATACGCGGGCGGCAACGCATGGATGGGGAGGTAATATGGCTTACGACGCCGAAAAGCCTGCCCGCAAAGCCAAAGTACCGCCGGGCTACAAGGACGAAGGCGAGTTCTGCCAGGAGGTCCGCGAGCTATTCCAGAACGGCGTCGATTACGACCGCGAGAACCGCGACCAGGCCGACGAAGACCTGAAGTTTTTGGCCGGCGACCAGTGGGATGACGATGCGGTCAAGGCCCGCGCCGGCAAGCCTCGTCTAACGATCAACGACCTACCGCAGAAGATTGCCCAGGTGGTGGGCGACATGCGGATCAACCGCCCGTCCATTCGGGTGCGCCCGGCCGAAGACGCCGACAAGGACCTGGCCGAGGTCCGTGAAGGGCTGATCCGCGCCATCGAGCGGGATAACGACGCGCAGGGTGTCTACATCGCGGCGGGTGAGAACCAAGTCGGGTGCGGGATCGGCAACTTCCGCGTGGGGCTGAAGTACGCCGACGACACCGGCTTCGAGCGCGACATCGAGATCAAGAACATCCCCGACGCCTTCGCGGTGGTGTGGGACCCGTTCTCGGTCGAGCGGACTGGGCGTGATGCGGAGTGGTGCTTCGTTGAAGAGGCGATGCCCCGCAAGGCGTTCGAGAAGCGGTGGAAGGACGAGCTGCCTTCGGAACTAGAGGTTCCCAAGGCCGACGCGAACGGCTGGTACAAGCGCGACGAGGTCCGCGTCGTTGAGTTCTGGCGGATGAAGTCGGAGCCGACGACCTACGCCCGCCTTGAGACCGGATCGACGGTTGAGGTTGACCTTACCGACCCGATGATGCCCGCCATGATCGTGCGGACGTCGAAGGGCCAGAAGCTGCGTCCGTTGCCCGCGCCGTTCGCGCTGGACGACGACGGCGAGCCGATGATCCGAAAGGGCGTTCGGAAGTACGCCTGCATGTACCTGATGACGGGTCACGCGATCCTGTCCGGCCCGCACGAGCTACCTATCCCCCGCCTGCCGATCTTCCGGGCGCGCGGTTGGGAGATCAACGTCCGCGCCAAGCGGGTGCGGTTCGGACTGGTGCGGTTCGCCCGCGATAGCTACCGGCTGCGGAACTACTGGCGCTCAAAGTCGGCGGAGATGCTGGCGCTTGCGGGCAACGGCAAGTGGATTCTGCACGAGAGCACCGAGGGCGATCAGGAAGCCTTCCGCACGGCGTATCAGAACGACGACACGTTGCTGGTCTACTCGGGTCAGGTTCCGCCGCAGTTCGTCGGCCCGCCGACGCTCAACAGCGCGGTGCTGCAAGAGAGCCAGATACTAACCCAGGACATCAAAGACACGACCGGGCTGCACGACGCCTCGCTCGGCATGACGTCCAACGAGACCAGCGGAAAGGCCATTCTCGCCCGCCAGCGTGAAGGCGACGTGGCGAGCTATATCTACCACGACAACCTCCAGGCCGCGATTGCCGAGGCCGGGCGGGTCATCAACGCGCTGATCCCGATTGCCTACGACACCGCGCGCACGATCCGCGTGATCGGTGAAGACGAGGCGGTGAAGGTCAAGCGCATCAACGACCCGATGAACCCGGAAAGCATCGACATCAACCGTGGCCGCTATGACGTGGTGGTCGAGACGGGCGCCAGCTACAGCACCAAGCGCGTCGAGGCCGCCGAAAGCATGATGCAGTTCATGCAGGCGGTTCCGGGCGCGGCTCAAATGGCCGGCGACCTGATCGCGCGTAATATGGACTGGCCCGGCGCTGACCTGATCGCGGAACGGCTCAAGAAGGCGCTTCCGCCCGGCATGGCCGAGGAAAAGGACGAAGACCTATCGCCCGAGGAGATGCAACAGCGTCAGCAGGCGATGCAAGCCCAACAGGCCGAGCAACAGCAGCAGCAGGCGATGCAGATGCAAGCCGGGCAACTGGCGCTCGCGGAGAAAGAGGCCCAGGTCCAGAAGACCCAGGCCGAGGCGATCAAGGCGATGCGCGAGGCCGAGGCGGTCGGTCAGGAGTCCGGCCCCGCCGTTACACCGCTCGATGAGGCGCTGAAGATGGCGCAGCTACGCAAGGCGCAGGCCGACGCCGTCAAGGCCGAGGTTGAGGCTCAACGCTCACAGGTGGCGCTGCAAGGCGACATCATGGATTTGGAACGCAAGCCGCTGGAAGTGATGCACTCCGAAGCGGATCTACAGAACAAGCTCAACCCGCCGACGCCTGAAGCGGACGGCTAAGGTTTCGCGCCGGGGGGTTCGTCCCGCCCTCGGATTACGCGCCTCGGGACTTCCGCGAAAGCGCCCATGTCAGAAGCCCCCAACACGCCGGAAGGCGTGACCGAAGACGTGTCCGTTGCCGATCAGGTGACCGACCAGACCCCCGCTCTGGGTGACGAGCAACTCGGGGACGATGCCCCCGCCGAATCCGCCGACGACGGCTCTGGCGAAAAGCCCAAGCCGAAGAAGACGTTTCAAGACCGCATCGATGAAATGACCCGGCAGAAGCGGGAAGCCGAAC